TAACGATAAACTCAAAGATAGCGACTGGACTCAACTTATTGACAGCACAGCAGACAAGACTTTATGGGCTGCTTATCGTCAAACCTTGCGTGACATATCATCTCAAACGGGTTTTCCTTGGGATATTACTTGGCCGGAATTACCATGAAACTCGGCATTAACTTAAGGCAAGCATCTACACAGCGCGGGTTGATATGGGTAGTTACAGCGCTTGTGGGTGCTGTTTTGCTTTACCAAGGCAAATCTATAGATCAACTCTTGTTGCTCGCTGGCGGTGTCGCTGGTGGCTTAGGATTAATGGTGAGTGACTAATGACTTATATATTTGCTGCTATTGCTTTAAGTGCTTTTTTGGCTGGTTTTGGGATAGCCCACCAGATTGATAAAGCTGAGATACAAGAGATGTCTAATGGCATTGATGCCTTACATAGGGAAGCTGAAGCAACGATTACCATACTAACAGAGCAAGCCGATAAAGAACATGAAAAGGCGCTTAATGCTAACAAACAACTAGAGGATGCAAATGTATCGACAATCAATGCTATTAATAGTCAGCGTGATGATTTTAAGTCTAAGCGCATGTACGACACCCATAGGAAAAGTAGTAATTGCCCCCCAACAGCAGGTAGTAATACCACAAGCACTACTAGCACCGCCGAATATGCTCCCGAACTTTCAAACGAGCTTACAGAATTTCTCAAAGCAGAAGCTTACCGAGCAGACGAAATAAGTGCCTATGCTGTGTTGTGCAAGTCTTTTGTTGTTGATAATAACTGCGGAGTACCTAAATGAAGATTGGTGATGCAGGAGTAGCTTTAATAAAAGAATTTGAGGGGTTTAGAAAAGCCCCGTATTTATGCAGTGCAGGTGTACCTACCATAGGGTTTGGCTCTACATTGTATGCGGATGGTAGGAAAGTAAGGCTCTGTGATATATCTATATCTGAAGCAGCAGCCCTAGAGCTACTACATAGTACCTTGCATAAATACGAACAGACAGTAGGTAAGGTAATTAATGCTCCCTTGACACAGAATCAATTTGATGCTTGCGTCTGTTTGTGCTATAACATAGGGCAAGGGAACTTTGCTGCATCTACCCTAGTAAGAGAGATAAATAAAGGTGCGCCCAGTGAAGATACTAGTGCACAGTTCTTACGTTGGAATAAAGCAATGGGGGTTGTCTCTGCTGGTTTATCCCGTAGGCGCAAGGCCGAACAAAAACTATACCTGAGTTAAAAGGCTACACATATGCTTGGTTTTGATTCGTTTTCAGAGTACCCAATATCAACTCTTACAGGCGTTACGTTTGTTGGCGTAAGCGGCGTTTATGCGACAGGGTATGTAGGTACAGTACTTTCAGATGCAGGTGCAGATGCTCCAGTTGTAGGTACAGGCGCTCAAACTTATTTAGGTACCCAAACAACAAACGCAGGTGCAAGTGCATATATTACAGGCCTACCTGCAACTCTCTACTTAGGTATTATCAATGGTAACGCTACTCAGGTTAATTCTTGGGTTGACATTATTACAAATACTTCAGGTAATTACGTAGTTGATGAGGGCCCTATGTTTGGGGGAGCTTCTTTTTCTAGTATACCCCTTTCTAGTAATACTCAATCAATACACAGTGCTCCAACACCAAATGCATGGGTTGATGTCAACGTGACACAACTTCCTAACTGGCACGTATAAACCCTAAATAAGGAGGCTATTTTGCCTAGTACATATTCACCCTCGCTGCGCTTAGAACTTATAGGTGCTGGTGAGCAGATCGGATCATGGAACACAACCACTAACTCAAACTTAGGTACGCTACTAGAGCAGTCTATTGTTGGTGTTATTTCTGTTGCTATGGCTAATGCTAACTATACACTGACTAATCTTAATGGCGCAACTGATGAGGCTAGACAAGCTGTGCTTGTTGCTACTGGTACTAACACCGCCGTTAGAGATATTATTGCCCCGCTTGTTAAAAAAGTATACGTTGTAAAAAACAATACTGTCGGTGGGTTTGCCATTAATGTTAGAGCAGTTTCAGGCACTTCTGCAAGTGTTCCTTTTGGAGCTAGTCAGATTGTATACTGTGATGGTGTTAATTTTACTGTAGTGCTTAACGAAATAATGGTAAGTGCTGGTTCAGGTATATCTGTTAACACCGTAGGCACAGTTGCTACGGTTACTAATGCAGGGGTTAAAACTATTGCTGGCAGTACAGGTATTACGTTATCTGCAGCTTCTGGTGATGTTACAGTTACTAATGCTGGGGTCTTAACTGTTAATGGCGCTGTTGGGGCTATTGTAGGCACGTTTTTTCCATCGGGCGGCATTATTATGTGGTCTGGCTCTATTGGTGGTATTCCTGCAGGGTGGTTCTTGTGTAACGGACTTAATGGCACACCAAATTTACAAGATCGCTTTATTATAGGTGCAGGTAGTAGTTACGCTGTTGCTGCTATTGGTGGCACTGCCGATGCTATTGTTGTTGCTCACGCACATACACTTAATGATGCAGGGCACACGCACTCCTATAACACATCTTCTGCTACAACAACTGCAACTGCTGGGAGTACAACTGTCCTAACAACACAAGCGGCTACTACAACAGGCTCGACCACAACAGGTATCACCGTTAACGCTACAGGTGCATCAGGCACAGGTGCTAACATACCTCCTTACTTTGCATTAGCCTATATCCAAAAATCATGAGCAACCTAGAGTCTAAGTATTTAATCGAGTTATTTTGTAGCATCTGTGGTAGCAGTTTATCAGACGATGACGTTAGTTCGGATGTGTGTGGTTCGTGTAGTGCACCGATACTTGCCCCAATACAAAACGTAACAGTATATGCTGATCCATTTGTACTATCGGGTGATTTAGGGTAGGGGTATAACATGTTAATAAAACTAGCTCTAACACCGGGGTTAAATCGCGAAAGTACGAATTATGGAAATGAGGGCGGTTGGTACGATGGTGACAAGATACGCTTTCGTTCAGGAAACCCTGAAAAGCTTGGGGGCTGGGTACGGTTATCTAACAGTACTTTTTTAGGTTTAGCTAGGGCTTTATGGAACTGGATAGATTTAGACGGCACCAACTACGTGGGTGTAGGTACTGAGTTAAAGTACTACATTGAAAAGGGAAGCCTCTACTACGACATCACCCCTATCCGAGCTACGTCTGTATCTCCTGCAACTAATAACTGCTTTGCAACATCTATAGGTCTACCTGTTGTTGCTGTAACTATAGTAGCACACGGGGCAATCCAAAACGACTTTGTTACTTTTTCAGGTGCGGTTGCTGTTGGGGGTATTTCGGCTACCACTTTAAATGCTGAGTATCAGATAACCTACATTGACGCTAACACGTTTTGGATCATAGTCCCTACAGTAGCCACATCATCCGTGCCTGCTGGCGGCGGTACAGCCATATCTGCAGCTTTTCAAATAACTACAGGGCTTGCTGTTTATAGTGCTGGTGTAGGTTGGGGCGCTGGCGGCTGGGGACGCGGAGGCTGGGGAACAGGGGTTGTTAATACTACTGGTTTACAACTACGCCTATGGAGCAATGACAACTACGGGCAAGACCTTGTGATAGCACCGCGTGGAGGGGCTATTTATTACTGGCAAGATTCTGCGGGCGTAACTACTAGGGCAAAAACACTTGCATCTCTGGCAACACTAGCTGGGTATGATGGAACATATGTCCCTACAAAAACTAATCAAGTGCTGGCCTCTGCTTTGCAAAGATTTGTTATTGCACTAGGATCAAACCCTTATATCCCTGGAACGCCTAGTAGCCCCTTTGACCCCATGCTTGTACGTTGGTCAGATCAAGCTAATCCGTACCAGTGGGTGCCTGCTATAACAAATCAATCAGGAGAGTTTAGGCTTACACATGGCTCTTACATTATGGCAGCTCAGGTGGCTAGGCAGGAAAACTTAATATGGACTGATTCAGCTCTATATTCCATGCAGTACTTAGGCCCACCCTACGTGTATAGTTTTCAGTTGTTGATGGATAATGTATCCATGATGTCCCCTAATGCTGCAGTTACAGTAAACAATATTACCTACTGGATGGGCATAGATAAGTTTTATTTCTATGATGGGAGTGTACATACACTACCTTGTACTTTATGGCAGTATGTGTTTGAAGATTTAAATAATGACCAAGCGTATCAAATATTTGCTGGAGCTAATAGTGCTTATAATGAAGTGTGGTGGTTTTACTGCTCGGAAGATACAACTGCTATAGACCGATATATTATTTACAACTACCTAGACCAAGTTTGGTACTCAGGTACGATGGGGAGAACTGCATGGTTAGATTCTGGTATACGTAACTACCCGATAGCTGCTAACTACGACAATCGTTTGTTATACCATGAAGCTTCTGTAGATGATGTGTCTGGGTTAACTCCTGTGCCTATTGCAGCTTACGTGCAGTCTTCTGATTTTGATATTGAGGATGGGCAGAGTTTTGGGTTTGTATGGCGCATATTACCAGATATAAATTTTAATGGGTCTAGTGTTAACAACCCCTACGTAACTATGACTGTTGTGCCTAGAGAAAACGCTGGCGCTCCTTATGGTACTGCTAACACCCCCATAGTAACTAGTGCAGATAATTACGCTTTACCCTACCCGCCAAACTCTAGTGTGTATATCATCCAAACATTTACAGGGCAGGTGTATACGCGGTTACGTGGTAGGCAGATGAGTTTTAGAATAGAGTCTGATGCCTTGGGTGTTGCTTGGCAGTTGGGTAAGCCTAGAATAGATCGTAAGCTTGATGGGAGAAGATAGTGGCTAATATAAATAAACTACGTCCGCCTAAAGCACCCAGCCTTACTATTGCCCCACAAGGTTATGGCAAGAATTACCAAGACTACTTAAACAATATTCTAAGGCTGTACTTTAACCAGATAGATAACTTTATGTCAGCTTTAGTTGGGGTGGTAGGACTTACTAGCTTTAGTGCACCTTATGGTTCTTTTATAGATACCTCAACTATAGCTGCTGTACCCAATGTGTCCACAGCAGTGCTCCTTAATGGAGTTAATACTAACTCAAGTCAAGTGTATATTGGTACGCCAACCTCACGGATTTATATAACAAACGCGGG